GTATATGTTGATTCTTATACCGAAACACTTATTCGCCGGGATATCCCGAATCAATGTGCGTATTATAATGTCAATATGAATTTAATTGAGGCATAAATATGTCATCTAATAGCATCTTTAGTTTCTCAGATCCATTTTCTAGCGGCATAGATTTCTTTACCCCAGATGATTATCGCACAATAGCTACATCAATTCAAATTGAATCTAATCTTGTTGTGCAATTCCAAAAAACTGCGTTTAGTTCAGTGCAAATTGATGCAAATTCCAATGCTTCTATAACAATAACAAAAATTGCTTTTGCCTCAGCAAATATAATTTGCGATGGGGCTACATTAACATTAGGAACAAGAATTAAGCTTGCAGAGTGTTCAATATCAGCAACATCAAATCTAACAGTGTCTGCTGTAAAGACTGCACTATCGCAAGTCGCAATTCAAGCAAATTCAAATCTCACGACATCACTACTTAAGACAGCTTTGGGATCTGTATTAATAACAGCAGAATCTAATGCAACTGTAGTAGCAACCAAGATTGCTTCTGGTGCTTCTGTAATATCAGCAACATCAAATCTTACAGCGCTTGCAAGACTAATTAGGTTTGCAAGCTCTTCAATAAGTGGCAATGTAAATCTTATAGTTGCTGGAGATATTATTCTTGTCACTGCAAGGATTGAAATATTTAATAATACAAATATTACTGCTCAAGCAATAAGATTTAGTAATTCTATAACTGCTGACTTTAGCCTTATTAGAACACTTCTAATGCTTGATGGTGTACCGCTTACAAACCAAAATAGACAACTTGATGTTGCAGTTGCTCCCGTTTATATAGAAAATAATAATTGGCAGGGCGATACATCAAGATATTATAAAAATACTAGCGCACTCGCTGGCGGGAAGAGAACATTCAATCTTCAGTGGAGATTTATACCAAATTATGAAAATAAAACCGTTGATTTAAAAGCTTCTCGTAACTATATTAAGAAAAAGTCAAAAGACGGTGATGTTCATACATTAACTATAGTGAAGCAAGACGAGAGTGGAACAACTCCATATACAGAAGAGGCTATAGATGTATTTATAACTAATTATTCAGAGAATCTTATAAGAAGAGACTTAGTTGATGATGTATACTATTTTGATTGCTCACTTTCACTTGAGGAGGTCTGATGATTACAGTCGATCAATATAATAAAGACCTATCCTCAGACTTTAATACTGCTATTGCCGCCAAAGCGCAAAAAATTAAGCCAAAGGTAGTGGTGACTTGGTTGGATAGTCGTCATTTGGATAATCTTGCCATTACTACCAATAGCCCCCACGCAAATTTATTGTACCCAGAAACCGGCTTCTATTTTTCAGCTTCAGAGGCTTTTAACGGGATTGAAAGGCAATCGTTTACATGGGGTGTAGCAGGCGCTAAGGACAGGGATGGCGATGTTATAAAGGCAGATGGCACTTGGCACACAATGCCATCTTTAATAACAACAGATCTCGCAAATACGCAGGTTGGCGGCAATTTAGAGTTCGGGTGGTGGTCGGCCAGTCAAAGCAATGCTTCTGTGCATGGCACATATTCTGGCTATGGATTTGTTACTGATCCATATATTGAGGCTACTTTTACATCAAGAAAAGTTAATAAGATTAGAATTATTACATCTGAATACTATGGTCGGATAGCCAACTATACTATCTATGCTTATGATTCATCTAATAATCTCGTCGTTTCATTTAGTGATTTAATACCAGCCAGTACATATTACAAGGATCATATTTTATCAGCAGCACTCTCTACACAGAATATAGCAAAAATAAGAGTCACTGTTCATAGTACTCGTAATCCATCTGATAATGCAAGAATTCAAGAAGTTATTCCACTTTATGAAGAGGATATGAGTGATTATGTAATTTCAATGTCTTTAAACAGAACTAGAGATATTCACGAGACAAGTTTACCTATTGGCGGGAGTGAAATGGGAACAGCGTCTGTTGAATTTGATAACACAACAAAAAAGTTTAATATCTTTGATAATAGCTCTCAATATGGTAAGTATTTAAAAAAGGAATTAAAAGTTGATATTTATTCTGGTTGGAGAATTAAAAAGCCATCTGATGACTACATAGATAATATTTATCTTGATACATTTTTAACCGCTAATGCAAATTCAACAACAACAAGTTTAAGCGTAAATGATACATCAATATTTCCATCTGGTGGAGCTGGGAATCATTTTGTTGTAATTTTAGACAAAGATACACAATCTGAAGAATTGATTCTCTGCTCAGGCGTAACTTTGCCAAGCACCCTAAATGTCGTTCAGAGAGGGTATGCTGGCACAACTGCAAAATCCCATACTACTCAATCTTCTGTAAAATTTGAAGTTTATGAATATGTAAAAAATGGTACTTATTATATTGATGAATGGAATACAACATCTTCCTCAATGACAGTTGGTGCATCAATGCAAGACTGGACAAAGTATCTTGTTGAGAAGACAATTAAATACGGCTTCCTTTTACAAAATGCATATGTTGGAGATGCTGTTAAGAATTTATTGATGCGCTCCAATTTTCCACGAGCTGATATTGAAAAACTAAGTAAATATTCACAGGGTGCTATTGAAAGAGGTGCTATTGCTAGTTATTCATTTAAAGAAGAAACAATTGATAGAAGTGGAAATAATATTATTCCTTCAAATGGTCTTCGTGCAAGATTTTGGGGCATGCCATCAAATAAAAAAGACATATCTGTAAAAGATATTTTAGCTGATGGTCTTGATAGACAGCTAACTAAAATGGATCTAGCTCTTGGAGAAACAAGATTTGTTAGCCCCTCATATGTTGCTCTATCTAAAAGTATATCTTCAAACTCATCTAACGCTATTCAATTGGTTGATTACTCATTCACTGGTGCCAACGGCACCTCGTATTCAGATTATTATAATGGCGTTATTGATGGATATTATATTCCTTTAGCAAGCGGTAATCAAAATCTTGTTATATATATTACAGGCGGAGGTGTAAGATTATATCTTGATGATGCTTTGATTATAAATAAGTGGAATACTTATGAATCAAATACAAGATTGCAAAGTACAACAGTAAATCTTACCGCTGGAGTTCCAAGAAAAATAAGGCTAGAGTTTTATCACCCTTATAATAATGGCCCGACATCTAATTTTAGATTGGCTCTTTATAAAGTTGTTGGTGCTGGCGTTGATACACTTGTAACGGCAAATGAATGCACTACAATAGCAGCTTTTGATTCTATTGGTACAAAAAATGCTTCAAGCAACTTAACTGTTGCAGATGCATATAATATGAGAAATAATGGCATTTATATAAATAATCCCAAGTTAAGTCAGCCAACTGGTTTAATATCTGAAACTCAAGATGGAGCCGTTTTATTAGAATCTAATGCATATATTAGAATACCAATGCATGACAGTATTAATATTTCAAATGCAAATTCATCACTATATACTGGTAAATGGACAATTGAATTTTATGGGAAATTCAATACCGGTTCGTTTAGCTCAAATGGTGAATATATTAGCACTTGGGCTAATGGCACTCCAACAAGCGGATTTGAATTTTTTAACAATAGTTCGTCAAACGGATTTAAAATAAGGACATTATCTAATTCTGTAGTAATTACAGAGACGGTTTCTTCAAATACTGCTCTTTCAAGTAACTCTTTTAATCACATAGTCGCAACCTTTGATGGAACAAAGCTTTACTACTATGTAAATGGAGATCTCAAATCAAATACAACAATTGTTGGATCACAAATTGCTTTTGCTTCTGATATAACAATCGGAGGTAGAGGAGCTTCATTTACTGCAAATGTTGGTGAAGTCGCACCATCAACCATAAGAACTTTCACCATTGACGAATTCCAAATTTATAATCAGACTCTCACACCTACTCAAATCAAAGATAGATATTCAGAATCTCAAATTCAGCCATTAACTAATTTTGCATTTTTGTATGGGAACAACTCTAGTTTAAAGCAAATAATTGACGACATTACATTTGCAGATATCGGAAGGCTATATATTGATGAACTTGGAAAAGCAAAATATGAACATTTCTATAGATTCTTTGAAACATCAATTGATCAGCATGCCAATGTTCAATCAACAATTAGTGATTCAACATATCTTATTGATGGCAGTTATACGGTGCAATTGCAATGTAATAAGGTAGATGTTCCTCTTTCTGGTCTGCAAAAAGCAATAGATGCAAAACAGGCTCTGTGGAATATTGATAATGATACAACAATTACAGCAGTTACATTATCTTCTAATATGACAGCCAATTCCAATGTTGCATATTATTCTTCAAATTCTGATATCCCATTCCCTAATGCTGGGTATATAAAAATTGGTAGCGAAATAATTAAATATAATTCAAAGACTGGTAATTCATTTAACAATCTTGAAAGAGGTCAGTTCCAAACAGCCGCAGCATCCCATATTATTAATGATGGCAACGGTTCAAAGATTAGAGAAGTTAAATACTTCAATGTCTCCTTCCAGAAAGCACCGGCTTTTAATGTTCAGACTCCATTTATAACTGCAATTAGAATAGATGAGCCAGATCTTCTTGAAATCCATAAATATATCCCATACGCCTATGGTGCAGAACTAATAATTGCTGCGGCAAATACAGCTCCAGTAGAAAAGATAATAATGCTTGCTGGTGAAGATCGTGAAACGCGGTATCCATACGCAACATCAATTGCTGGTATCCCTGTTGAGATTTCTGAACAGAATTCTGATATTAAATCACAAACAGCATCTGTTGCTGAAAGCATTAAAAAGTATGGAATTAAAGATGTTACAATTCAAAGTAATTTTATTAATGACGCAATTCATGCGCAAAGAATTGCTGATTTTATTATTTCCAAAACGCAAATACCAGTGGCTATTTTAAATGTTACGACAGTAATAATGCCAAAAGTACAACTAGGCGATAGAATAAGGATATCTAATTTTACAGCTCTCGGAATTACAAATACCGATTATTGGGTGATATCATATAGTAGAACAATCGGTAGTAATTTTACTCAGCAGATGACTCTTAGGCAGGTTTCATAATGATGAACGAATCATCAATATATTTCTTTCCCGGTGGTGGACATAATCATGATGGTAATAACTCGTCATTAATTAACACATCCGCATATTCAATATTTGATTTTGATTTTGGAAATATTGGTGGTCCCAACAGGGTTTATCGTCAAGAATTAAATCAAAATGGTTTTAAACAATTTATTATTGCAACTGTTAACTCTTCAATTCTTGAACCATCAGGTCTCGTTCTACAACCTGGCGTTGTAAATGGCAATGCTCATATTATTGCAGGTAGTGTTACTGGTAATGAAATTGCCGCGAATACAATCACTGCAAACAATATTGTTGCCGGAACAATCACTGCTAACTTGCTTTCAGCGAATATTGTTTTAATTGATAATGTTATTAGAAGTAATAACTTTGATGGCACAGTCGCTTCTAATGGAATAATAAGCAACATTGGAACAGTTGGATGGGCTATAACATGGGCAGGAGATGCTGTTTTTGATAGTTCAGTAATTAGGGGTGCAATTCAGGCAGATACATTGTTTATTGATGGCAATAATTATTGGAATGGCGATGAAATTGTAATTGGTGGTCAAGGCGATGGTATTGATACTGTCAATGGTTATGTCTATATAGGATCAGATGTTGAAATTGATGGAAATGTTCAGGTCGCAAATATTTATATTGATAACTTAAATTATTGGGAGCCTGGAATATTTCAAGTTGGTATTAATGCCAATAACCGTATTACATTTTCTAATAATGTTCTTGAAGTAACTGGCATTGTTACAGCAACAGCTGGGGCTATTGGTAACTGGGACATTGTTGGAGGCGATTTAGTTGGTCTTTCTGCAAATGGCTATGCGACAATGACCATAAGCGCAAGTAACGGTGGAACTATACAGGCTGGAAATTTATTAATTGGTAATAATGACTTGCTAGCAGAAGATATTGTAGCTACAAATATTGCTAGAATAGGTAGTACAACTGCTAGTTTAGCAATTGATTTAATTAGGCAGGGTATCTACTATTCAAATACTGCAACTTATTTTGGAAATCCCAATCATGCTTGGTCGTTCAGATATAATGGAACAAATGTTTATGCTGTTTTATGGACTGGAACTAATTATATAGATATATGTCTTACAAACTGTGGCTCTACTCCAACACCTGTATCACCGCCTGTTGGTTCACCGCCTGTTGGTTCACCGCCTGTTGGCGAACCGCCTGTTGGCGAACCGCCTGTTGGCGAACCGCCTGTTGTTGGTGTAAGTCCAGAACCAGTATGTAGCCCACCATGCCCTGAAGGATTTATTTGTCTTGAGGGCAATCTCTGTATTGGTTAATTGTTATGATATACTTGTTAAAAATGGAGGAGTAATGGCTATAAAAAGATTTGTTTTTATTGCAGAAGGTGATGTTTTTATGCAATTACAATTTGATGACGAATTGCAAGGTCAAAAATCACAATCCTGGTCAGCTGGTCTGCAAAGTTCGCCAGTAGTTGTTGATGTTACCAATATGCCAGAGGTCGTTCCGGGTTGGACTTGGGATGGCGAAAAGTTTATTGCTCCTCAGACATGAATGCTTGGAAAGATTACAAAGAAAAAATCGGTCAAGCAAGACCATGGGATTTATTAAATTCTGCTAATTATGTAGACGATGAATTAGGTGCTAATCGTTACTCAATCTGTCTTGAATGTCCAGAACTCATAGAATTAACTAAACAATGTAAACAATGTGGATGTGTTATGCCATTAAAAACAAAATTAATTAATGCGACATGTCCATTGCAAAAATGGTAGAAAATATAAAACTTGCTCCAGGTATTTCGGTTTATAAACTACCGAAAGAAATGGTGTTGAATTGGTATTCTATCATAAAAAACTATTCCGAGCCTCTTTTAAAATATGGGACCATCCTATCAAAAAATGAAAATGGTTACTATTCAACTGTTTCATTAGATCACAGAAAATGTAAAATTTTTTCAACGGGTGATTTTGCTCAGTGTCACAATGATGACCCTTTAAAAATTATAACTTTAGAAGTTGAAAATGAAATGGAGAGGGTGGTAGATCTTTTTTGTACAGATTATATGGCTCATAAGGCAGTTAAAAACCATGATGTTATATTTTTAAGATATGAATCTGGAGATTATTTTAGATATCACAATGATGATTGCCCTACCTATCATAGAACTGTATCTGCAATTTCATATTTTAATGATGATTATGAAGGCGGGGAGCTGTCGTTTAAATTTTTTGATGTTCAGTATAAACCGGAAGCAGGCGATTGTGTAGTTTTTTCCTCAGCTTTTCCTTACATGCACAGCGTTAATGAGGTTAAACATGGAGTTAGGTATGCCGCTGTAAACTGGTATAAATATGTTTAAAAGCATAATATGAGGTATAATAGGTAAATGGCATACGAGAACTATTCAATCGTTTCATGGACAGACGGAACTCCAATAACTGGTGAGAGACTTCAGCAAATGTCCACTAATATTCAGCAAGTCAAAGAGGCTACTGACGATCGACCGCAGGGTATTAAAAAATACAAGTCTGTCACCTCTGGTAGTGGTAACTTTACAAACTTTGCTACAACAAATGAAATTATTGCTCTTAAAGATGAAACTGGAACCGGCGGTGCCGACAGAAGAGTTACGATTGAAGGGAATAGATATTATCGCGTTGTTTTAAATTTCACAGGGTTTGTTGTTGATGCAAAAGGGGCAGAGGATGCTTATTATGTAGTCTCTCTACATCACGGCACCCATGGAGGGGTTAATACAATGATTTATTCTGCAGAATTTACACCTCCTATATTTGCGTACATCAATGTCGCAACGGCTGGTGCAGGAGCAACGATTAGCAATATTGCTCTCAGAAGTGATTCATATGACAGCAGATTTGGTGCTGGAACTCATTCTGTTGTGATTGCAAGCGACGGTGCTGGTTTTACAAATAGATCATTCTTTGCTGCCGTAAATAGATTCCAAGGATTAAGTTCAGCAAATGCTCCAGCATATAGTGTTCCGGCATCTTCTGGAACTAGAGAGTTGCAATTATATGTTGAGGATATTGGAGGCGTTGTCTGAGAAGATCAACATTAGCATCTCAGAGAGAAGATGTTAAATGGAATGATCGCGCTCCAATGGGTGAAGGTAGTCCAAATTATCGTGGTGGAAAATATATTGATGATAAAGGCTATGTTCGGGTATTAAAACCAGATCACCCAAAAAATATCCGGGGATACACTTATGAGCATCGGCTTGTAATGGAAAAATATCTTGGAAGATTTTTACAAGCTTGGGAGACTGTACATCACATCAATGAGGTCAAAATAGATAATCGACTGGATAATCTCTTTTTGTGCTCTCATAAAGAACACAGTGCAATACATCGTGAAGGAACTAAATTATCTGACGATCACCGCAATAAGTTGCGCCAGATGGCATATAATAATAAGCCTCATACTAGAAAAAGAAATTTTGCAAAAAATATTCCAAGAAAAAAGTGAAAGTCTGACCGATTTTGCGGAAGTCATATGGTATGATTTCCGTAGGAGTTGATAAATCCTTATGAAAATATGCGAAGCAGAAGGCTGCAATCAGCAGTTTGAACCAAAAGCCGCCAATCACAAATACGCCGACAAAGACTGTCGGAAGTCAATTGATATTGGTGGTCTATGTAAATTTAGAAGAGAGAAAGGACTATTTGAAGTGCCAGTAAATCCAGTAACAGGTGAAGTCCCAAAGACTGATGCCGAACTAAAAGTTGCTTATTCCAAGCTATTAAGTGAATATAAAAAAGTAAAGGAAAAGAGCGACGATTTTGTAGATGCAATATTCAGGGCAGTAAAGGAAGATATTAAATCTTCTAAGAGTGTTAAAATTCCAAAGCCAAAAATTGCAAAGGGTAAGGGAACACCTGAAGTTGCTGTTGCAATCCTTTCGGATTGGCAACTGTCTAAAATTACACCAGATTACAACTCGCAAGTATGTGAAGAAAGAATCTACAAGTTTGCAGAAAAAGTTGTTCATCTAACCAATATTCAGCGCAAAGATCATCCAGTTAATGAATTAAGAATATGGGCGCTTGGAGATATCATTGAGGGAGAGCTTATATTTCCTGGGCAATCCTTCCTTGTTGATGGCGGTCTATATCGCCAAATCACCGTTGATGGTCCTAGAATCATGAAGAATTTTATCAACATTATGTTGGAAAATTTTGAAAAAGTAACATTTGTCGGTGTTATTGGTAATCATGGTTCAATCGGTGGAAGAGCTAGAAGAGATCATGATCCAGAGACTAACGGCGATAGAATGCTATACCGCATTACGCAGTTGATGTTTGAAAAAGAACCAAGAGTGAAGTTTATCATTCCAGATGGAAGAGGTGAGCGTCACTGGTATGCCGTTGATAAGATTGGCAAATATAGGGCTTTGCTATGTCACGGCGATCAATTTGGAAGTCTTTCATCTTTTTATGCTTTCCAAAAGAAAGCTTATGGTTGGAAAATTGGTGCGGTTGATGAAGATTTTGATGATATCTACATCGGTCATTTTCACACCCCAACCAAGATGACATTCAACACTGTTCAGTTAAGAATTTCTGGAAGTCCGGAATCTGTTAATACCTATGCTGCAGAAACTCTTGCTGCTGTTGGAAGACCATCACAAACCTTAGTCTTTGTCCATCCAGAAAAAGGATTGGTAACAGCGGAGTATAACTGCTGGCTTGATCAATGAAAAAGATTAATATCCCAGAACTAAAGGCATATTATATTCAACATGATATTCGCTGCTCGCATTGTAATAATAAAATGCTGGCAGGTGTTCAATATTATGCCCTTAAAACAATGTGGGTTGAATTCTCATGTGTTGGTTGTGCAAGAGGTGCAGATATTGAATTAAAGAAACTTAACGGTATCCTTAGAGAGTTTAACTTTCTACCTGTTAGGGAACGCTATGTTGTTTCAGAATAAAATTATTACCAATAAATTTTATATCTATGCCAATCATTTTGTTAAGGTAAAGAGAATCAATAAAAGCACAGCAAAAATTACGCTTGTCAATCTTCTTGATAACTCAATCATTGATATTCCATCAGAATCTTCAGATTTGTTGCTTAGAAGGATCTATACCGTAGGAGAAGTTGCTAAGATAGTTGGCAGACAACCAAATACGCTTCGTAAATACGAGCGAAAAAATCTTATTACCTCACCAAAAAAATTTGGTGAAGCATATAAGGGCTATAAAAACTGGAGATATTATCAGGAATCTGATGTCTATGATATTGTTGAGTTTTTTAACAATAGAGTGCAAGGCAGACCTGTTAATAAATCGCGTGGCTTTGTAGCAACAACTATAAAAACATTAAACCAAAAAGTCAAA